AACAAAATAAGCTATGAAAACATTAAGGTACAAAGCAATTTTTTATGCAGGGCTGGGAATGGTCCTGATCATCATTCTGATGGCACTATCCAGCTGTAGCTGTATGAGCCAAATTCCTACTCAATTCTACTATGTGAATGACTCATGTGAGTTCTATCTACCTGACTACACCCAGGCTGTTCAGGCCAGGGATAACTGCTGCCTGGAGCAGATCACCCAGGATCCTCCATCAGGTAAGATGCTGGCCCCTGGGGAGGATATCCTGGTAACCATCACAGCTATGGACTGCTATGGCAATACCTCATCCATGACTTTTGATGTGGTAACCATTGACACCATCCCTCCCACTTTCCACTATGACAGTACCATGTTTATCCCCACTGGGATGTATCAGAATGAGGAGAGAACATTTCTTCTATACACTGTCATTGATACCTTTCCGGAGGCTGACAAAGGCATAATGATGACTCACTACTATAGAGACTCCACCTGGCCAGTTCCCCAGGAGAGCAGCATGGACACCTCTGGGCTAAGGATAAACCATTTTAAAGCTCCTGACTATTTCAAACGTCAATTTTTTACAGCCAGATCCAGCTATCAGATTGACAACATTAGGCTACCCATGATAAAGGAGGGAGATCCTGGAGATGTTATAGTGGAGCTATGGGAGGTAGATTCAACTGATAACCTGGTGAGGTTTGTTTCCCTAGGAGGATATGATGGATCACAGCTGTGGGATGATGGAGTCCTGAGATATCACATATTCCCTATGAGTGAGGCCCAGGTCCAGCAGGGTGTTAAATATGCCATCCAGGTACACCTCACAGCTGCAGATAGTGAAAACTATGTATCATGGTTCACAAATGATGCATCTAAAACAGACTACTATCTAATGTACACCTATGACAATATGGAAACCTGGGGATACAACCATGAAGGAAATTACATGTTTGAGATCTGGGGAGTAAAAACTAATGGAATATTAACAGCCGGCATGTGACCAGGTAGCAAAAAAGGGTTAAAATACTATCAGTATGAACTGGGATAAAATAAGCAGAGCATTTGTGCTCATCATCATTATAGGGATCATGGCAGTGGTTGCCTATGCCCTTTATCGAATCAAAACCTATTAAAGCAGGAGGATAAAATGAGTAACCAAAAAGAGAAACACATCAGTCTATCTCAGTATGCCTGGGAATTTCAAAAGATAGGAGATCTATCTATGAAGATGGCAGAAAAGATGAGGGCCAAAGCCTGGAAAAGCCCTGATAAGAAGATCCGGACAAAGAGAAACATCAGAACTCCATTACTTACTCCAGAGGAATGGGGTAGGATCTGGGATAAAACTTACAAGCCATGAATGAGCCCAGGGGAGTCAATGAGGTCCGGTTGAGGTACAAACAGGAAACAGGAAACCCAGCCCAAAGCCATACCCTGGAGGTGGAGCATATCAAGATCTGGATGGTGATATCTGAATGGTCTAACCAGGAATTGATTGAGGAGCTGAAACTGTCAGGCAGTGTTAAGCTGGTGGATCCTGCTTATGTCAAATGGCTGGAGGAGCAAGTTGTAAACAATACATTTCACAAGGCTCCATCTAGGATAAAGGATACATAAATCCAGATCACTATTTAAACTTGTTAAAAACTACCTACCCCTGGAAATTGCTTTTCTGGGGGTTTTTTCATATACTTTGGGCCATTGAAAATTCTACATTATGCCAATGCCACACGCTCCTGCAGGGGAGTCTGCCACCTTTAAGAAGCTGCTCAAAAAGATAGCTGAGCATGGAGCCCAGGAGGATGAGGTGATAGCTCAGACCCCTACTGGTGAGGTGGTTATTAAAAATTCCAGGATCCTGATAGTGCTGGAGTTGATGTATAATAAGTTTGTCCAGAGTGGCACTCTTAAAGCAGGGGAGATATACCTGGACCGGATGCTAGGTAAACCAAAGGAGTCATTAAATTTAACTAATGGATCAGACCTTATCGGAAAACTTTCAGATGATGAGCTCACTGAAAGAATCTCTAAGATCATTAAAGCCCAAAGAGAGGGAGGAGCTGGAGCTACTGATTGAGGAGGTCGGTTATAGGTGGAGTATGCAAGCCAGGGATAAGCAGCAGCTGCCTCCTGGTGACTGGATGATCTGGGCTATTATAGCAGGCCGGGGATTTGGTAAAACCAGGACCGGGGCTGAAACTGTCAGGATCTGGAGTGACCAGGTGCCTATCATTCATGTCATAGGCAGGACAGCCACAGACATGAGGGATACAATGATTGAAGGACCAGCTGGGATCCTGGCTATCCATCCAGACCGGAATAAACCTAAATACGAACCATCCAAAAAGAGATTAACCTGGCCTAATGGCTGTAAGGCTCAACTATTCTCAGCTGATGAGCCTGATGTGCTCAGAGGACCCCAGTGCTATAAGCTATGGGCTGATGAGCTGGCCAGCTGGAAGTATGAGGAGAGCTGGGATATGGCACTAATGGGATTAAGGCTGGGAGATCTACCCCAGGCCATAGTTACCACTACTCCAAGGCCCATCCCTATTATTAAATCATTAGTCACTGATCCGGATAACTTCATAACAACAGGATCCACCTTTGAAAATAAGGAAAACCTATCTGCAGTGTTTTTCAAAAAGGTAGTCAGCAAGTATGAGGGCACCAGGCTGGGCAGGCAGGAGCTCTATGCTGAGATCCTGGAGGACCTGGAGGGGGCACTATGGACTCAAAAGATGATTGAGATAGCTCATGTATCCAAGGCACCCAGCCTGATCAGGATAGTGGTGGCTATTGATCCAGCTGTCACATCAGAGGTAGATAGTGATGAGACTGGGATCATTGTGGCCGGGATAGGTGAGGATGAGAGATGCTACATCCTGGAGGACCTGTCAGGAACTTACACTCCATCAGAATGGGCCAGGAGGGCCATAGGAGCCTACCATCAGCATAAAGCAGACCGGATCATAGGTGAGGCTAACAATGGTGGAGATCTCATAGAACAGGTTATAAGGACCCTCCAGGGAGATGTGAGCTATTCAAAGGTTCACGCCTCCAGAGGTAAAGTGACCAGGGCAGAGCCAGTTGTGGCCCTGTATGAACAACATAAAATTAAGCATGTAGGTAGCCTCCCAGCACTAGAAACACAAATGACAACATGGGCAGCAAAAGAGGGAGAGAAAAGCCCTGACCGGGTAGATGCATTGGTCTGGGCTGTGAGTGAATTGATGTTGAATCAAGATACCTTTTTTGTTGTATGAACAGGAAAAACATAGTGGCCAGGCTGATCCCTGGCTTTATTGAGAGAGCCATTGTTAAGTCATGGCTGCCCTTTGGTGAGGCAATATCAGCCACAAAAGCAGGCTTTGGGGCCCCTGTATGGTTAAGGAGCAGCCAGGACCAGCTAGTTAAAGAGGGGTTCATGGGCAATCCTACAGTTTACATGATTGTAAGCTACATCACCAGGCTGGCTGCTCAGATCCCCTGGGCACTATATGAGGTGAGGGATAGTAAGATGCTGAACAGGTATAAGAACATGGATCCCACTGATACCATCCGGGCTAATATCTATGAAAAGAAAGCCCTGGAGGAGGTTGACTCCCACAGGATCCTGGAGATCTGGAAACGTCCTAATGAACTACAGGGACAGTCAGAATTTATTGAACAGGTCCTGGGGTTTAAGCTGGTAGCAGGAGAAACCTTTGTACATGGCAGAGGGCCAGAAACAGGCCCAAATGCAGGCACTTTTCAGGAGCTGGAGGTTTTGCCAGCTCACTTAATTGGGATCAAATATGGAGGCCCTATGGATCCACTGAGGCATTATTACTGGCAGGGAGATCCAGAGAAAACAATCCCAAAGGAGGAGGTGATGCAATGCAAATACTGGAATCCATTACCGTATGCTATAGGAGGACTGCATGGATTGAGTCCACTCCAGGCAGGATCCAGGCTGATCACCAGGAATAATGACAGCATAACAGCCTCCGTTAAGTCACTCCAGAACATGGGAGCTATTGGGATGCTATCCAGATATGTTGGAACTCCAGGAGAGAAAGGCTTAACAGAGGAGCAGGCTAATATGATTGAAAAGAAATACCATGAAAAGTATGGAGGGGCCAGGAATAGGGGGAAAATCATGGTAACCGGGGCAGCTGTCAAATGGCAGCAGATGAGTATGAGCCCGGTGGATCTCCAGATCATTGAGCAGGAGAAAATGGATCTAAGGCAGATCTGCTCCATTTATGGCCTGCAGAGTCAGCTATTTAATGACCCTGAGAATAAGACATATAACAACATGAAGGAAGCTACCACTGCAGCCTTTACTCAGGTGGTGATCCCAGAGATGAGGAGCATTAGGGATGAACTGAACAGGTGGTGGATTGAGCCCTGGGCTAAGGCCAGTAATAAAAAGCTGTGGTTCGATATGGACCTCCAGGCCATCCCAGAGCTGCAGAAAAACATTAAGGAGTTGATGGAGTGGCTGAGGGATGCAGACATGCTCACCCTGGATGAGAAACGTGAGGTGATCGAGTATGAGCCACTGGAGCAGCCAGGAACTGACCAGGTATGGATTGATGGATCTAAGGTGACCCTGGAGCAGGCCATGATGGATGTGGACCTGGTGGATAAGTACCTGGATAACTATAAGTAGATGAAACAGGCAGCAAAGGAAACAATGACCGGGGCCCGGTGGGAGGTGGTTAAAAAGGATCCTCCACATACCTGGCATGGTGAGGAGGATGATCCATGGGATCTGAAGCCATTTAAAGAGGTAGCTATTAGGATGATAATT